TTTTTTTTTTTTTTTTTTTTTTTCCCAATTTACATTGCAAAACAAAAAAACCCTTCACCTCCATTTTATTTAAGCCCAATCACCATAAGGTCAATAAACTCTATTTAAAGAGGATTAAATTTAAAATTGATTAATTAAATCGTCCACAATAAATTCCAAACCCGTAGAATAATACAAATCATCAATTTCTTCCCAATTCATTGTTACAGTAGTCATTCTCCTTTTAATTAAAGCTCGATTAATTAAGTTTTTAAATTTCTGATAAAATTCTGGTCCATGTCCATGAACTTGTAATAGAGCTGCATTACAATTCACTAATGTTGCAGTAATGACATTACCACTTTTCCAAACCCATTGCGTAGAACTTTTAATCGAAGTTAAACTTAGAGGAGATAACCACTCATTTTTACGATACGGATGTGGTTGAAATCCTCTCTTTAAGAAAGTTGCTTCTTTTATACTTTGATATGGTAGTATATCCTCCGATTTAGATGCATCTGTGGCCACAATCTTATACTGCTTGAAAAAAGCCGCAATAGTCACAGAATTATATAATACAGCCATTTCGTCACTTACAGAGAAAATAGCATCGTCACCATACGTGTATAGAACAACATGTTTTTCCCACATTGGAAATACCAATTTATTATTTTTCCGACAGTAATCTCCACATAAAGCATCCCAAGCCACAAGTAGATACAGCTGATTAACGATCGTATTCACAATAGTTGTAAACACGGCCCCGCTTGGAGAACCAGCAAACTGTTGATAAACAGTATTATTACAAATATGGACACTTTGGATACATTCCCAGACTATAGCAGTTAACTCCTCTTTATTAACACCTTCCACATACATTTCTGTCCACCGAATCATTAGATCATAAGCTGCTTCACTTACCAACGAATTAAATCCTGGCCCGAAATTAGAATAATCTATAGATCCAATCTTAGTCCCATTACTCAATAAATTTGTAGCGACTCGAGACCACTCACTACTCGTAGGATTAACACCCACTGCATGCATTAAATTATGCCGTTGAGCCATAAAAGCTGCAATAAAATGCATAAAATTTTGACGACACGCTATGACATAATCTACAGGTGAACTACAAAATACTCTTGTCCCCCCTAACTTCATTAATTTATCCGTTTTCCTTTTCTCATCCTTTAGAGTATCAATAAATAAAGTTTGAGGTATAATACCTTGACGTCGCAACGCTTCTTTACGTTTAAGTTCTTGCTCTAATTTCTCCGAGCAGCCCTGTATCCCTATTAATTGCAATTGTTCATTCCTTAGTGGATAAATTACATCTTCCTTGGTTTTATTAGGTCCTAAATTATACGGATACCCAGCACTCGTTTTCAAATCCATAGGTCCATAATGATCTATACCAGGAAAACCAACCACTGCTTGCTCAACAGTCATACGTTTAGGTTGCGCAACAATGGGACGCATTTTGCTTAAATACCCATCCCATAATCGTTCCTTAGCCCGTGTTATCGACTCAATTGTGAAATCTTGTGTAATTACTCCATGCTTTTTGATACCCTCATATAATGGAGAAGAGGCATGTATATACCTTGGATCTTGTGGTGACAGGATAGCTGGTTCCACTTGCACGGCAAGTTCACACTCTCCAAATATAGCACTCTTCTCCAATTTGGACTTAGTAGGAACATGGGGTGTTAACTCATTTGAAACAGACCCCAAATACCGCAAATGTACATCATCTGTTAAAACGAACTTAGCTTTTTCTATGGTGTCATATTCCACGTCTTCTTGTTGAACAACAACAACTCCTGCAGATAAATCGCTTAAAGCTTCTTGCGTTAGCAACACACCATATCCTTCCCCATCTAGACCTTCACCAACACCTGCTACGTGCATACTCATAATGGGTCTAACATGATTGCGGCGTAATAACAAGGATCCACAAGCACCAGGCTGACTATATCCATAAGTCATAACGTCATTGATAGTAAACGAGCTACCATCAGTATCCATTACAACTTGTTGCGCTTTTATACCATACACCTCAACATCTACTTCACGAACAAAATCGGCCCCTGGCCTAGGCCCTGCAACCAATAAACCTGTTGCTGCCATCGGTGAATACGTATCAGATTCTAACATACAAAATTTACGTAAGTCCTTAAATAACGGGAACTTTGTTGGCAATCGTACATAAGCTAAGTCTGTACCTTCACTAATGACAAAAGTCCGTTCATCTACCATTAATTTCTGTCTCAACTGAGGTGCCATTACCGGGAAACATTCAACCCAAAAACCTTTAGGAATAGCAACTTGAATAGCTGTAACATAATGTTTTGGAATTAGACATACTAGATTAAATAAACCTGTACCGTACATTACTCTTTCTGTCGTACCGTTACACAAAACAAATTTCATCATGTTCTGCACAGCATATCTTTCAACAACATCCCATACACAAGGAGTATCTTTTTCAGACTGAAAATAGCGTTTTTGACCTCCTCGATTTCTAACTTCCAAACGCCGATGCCGCGGACTAGCCTCACCACTAGACACAGTACCGCTATACTGGGATTCTGGCGCTATTGATTCCAAATCTGAAGTAAAACCTTGTAAATATTTAAAGGAACACACAATAGTGGCTATTACACCTATAACACCCGTTGTATAGCAAATAATAGCCTTATATTTAGCCCAAGCACTACCTAGAAACTCCCACCATGTTTGAGTACATACTGGGATAACTTCTACAACAGCCCACTCAGGATACAAAATTGTCGGTATAGTATCCAATTCACTTTCCAAAAAATTTGCGTTATAATAATCCACATATTTGGATCGCAAGTGAAATTTATGATGTTGAATGTAACGTTCTAAAAATCTACGGTATTTGTCCGCATTAAAATTACAAGTAACACATAAGTGTAATGGCACAACTACAATTTTCCTTGCTTCGTAATCCATAACTTTCCATCCCTCTGGGCCCCAGGTAAGATCAACAAGTGACGCGTTAGTTAATAAATCATGTAAACAAATATTTGTAGGGTGTAATTCCAACAACTTTCTGAACTCACTTTCATTAATTTTAGGAGTCAAGTTATCTTGGGTTTCCATTTCTCGCGGTATAGAAACACTAGTTGATGGTAAAGGCCAACTCATAGTTGTGCGGGGTGTATGAAATTCTTCTCCAACTTGACTCCGTGGTATATTTCGCAGTTGCTCAGCTTGTAGATCTAAATGGGATAAAGCATGATTAACAACTGCAACACCCACACCAGATGCTATACCAACCATATTATTCGTAGCTGTGGCAAGTAATAAATCAGTAATATAACCAACTGCTGGGTAGCAATGTTTCCACCCAATAAGCTTTTCAACCTGCGACACAAACCATTGCATAGTCCTGCACCCCTTAACAACTAATGTTGTATACAAGGTTAAAGTATGAAAATTCCTCCGACTTGTGTAATACTGCCATTGGGCTGTTTGACACATGTCACACCTAAGATCCCCTACACTCATTCTACGTTGAAAACAAGTTAAACACATATAATGTGGAACACTCTGTCCAATACACTCATACCAAAATCCTGTTTCTTGGCTACAAACTTGGCAAACTTTTCTATCCAAATTATCCCTATCAATAGCTTCCATAGCACACTTTTGTAACCATTGGCGTGTCCCCTTCAAAATATAACCCATAATAGGTCCTGTAGCTACAGCTAATAGAAAACCAGTAAGAGGTTCTATTTGTGTTTCTACAACGTTATTCTGTATAACTTGCCAAGAAGGCAACGTAGTCGGTACGTCTTCATCTGTATTCATACCATTTGCCTCCGTTAATGCTGTAGACATAGTGTGTATAGCTATTTCCAACTGTTCATATGGCGTCCATACATTTGATTCACCTTCGTAAGCAATAGCTTCCCTTTGATTCAAACCATAAAATAATGTAAATGGATCTTCCAATTGAATATCATTAGGACTAACATTATCCATATTTAAAATTCGCTGCAACTTACGCTTAATTTCTGATTTCTGCCTAGCGTGATGAAATTGGAAGGCGCTAACCAAATAGTCTGCTGTATCGATATAAGTTTTCTTTTCATTTAGTATAGAATCTTTATATCTTGAATCACGGTATAGTTCAAACTGTAAATGTTGTTTACGTTCTCTTAAAGCCTCACTTTGTTCTACTGTAAACGTAGATATGTTCTTATCTACATATTCAGCGGTTCTTGTACACTTCAAAACAACATCCCGTCTACGTAAGACTGCTTCTGGGCATTTAGCATAATCAGCCAACATAGGAAATCCATCATTAGTCAACATGATTACAAGTAAAGGATTACCTCTAACTTTTTTCTCTTCCAAATGTGCCATTTCTGGTACAAAAATAGAAGTAGATTTAAGTTTCATAAATTCCATAACTTGATCTATATTCCTCGTTTGATCTGTAGTATTAATCCATTCATCATACACTACTACTGCTTGATCTCTATAACCACTCCAAAATCTATCACCAGCAGAACGATAATAAATGGCTTCACTACTCACATTCTGATATCCAATCTTATTAAGTAGATTATGAACTAGATCTTCAGTCATATGACTTTTGCCTATTCCTGGTGGTCCTTCAATACATATTACAAACGGTTCATATCTAACTGGTGATGCAGATAGATCCATAAATTTATCATTACCAAATTTAACCACGTCTTGGCATAATTTAACCAGTTGGAAACTAACTGCATTTACGGGAACTGACGTCATTAGACGTTGTATTTGGTGGGCTTGAAGAATCGTTTTCCACACACGATTCCTATAAGCTGGGCGATTGAGAAAACTGCCATTTACTTCACTAGTTATAACTTGTGCCTCTTTCACAAACTCGCTAATCATAACGTTACTACTACTCAACATTTTCAAAGCTTGGGCTTCAACAGACACTAATCCTAAAGCTGAATATACTATCTCTTTGATGTAAATAAATGTACTAGATACAAATCTTAAGATTTGCACTAAATAGGATATTCCAGTCGTGGTAGTAAAACGTGTAAACGTAGCCGCTGGTATACTTTTCCAAGGTAAACCAGTTAAGGATACCCCTAAAACTGATCCCACTACTCCAATCAGCAAACCCCATAATGTTTTACTTTTCTCCAATTCATAATCTTGACCAATTTGAACTGTTGCGATCGGATCACTCACCCAACTCTGGATAAATCTACCTATTTTTGTTCCCCATTCTAATAAACTATTTAATGGATTTATGGAGCACACCTTTGTTGTAAACCTTACTATTGCTACACCCACAACCGTCCACGACTTCTCAATCCATGCCACAATTAAATCTAAAATCATATCATATAGTAAAGCGGTACCACTAACAAGACCTGTAACACTTGAAGTAATAGTTTGCACTGCATTAGCAACCAAATTATGGAGTGAAGTAATACTCATATTTGTTACGTCAGCTAGAGTATCTAATTTCTTTGCTGTAGATTTAACACTCTCGCTAGTTCCTACAATGGATTGCGCCACATCATCCATTTTATCAACTGTATCTTCTACCCGATCGCTTACTTTATTGATTAAAGCAGTTGCGGAAGTTGATGCCACATTAAAATTTTCCACGGCACTATCTACTTTCCCTAGAGTCGTACCCACTTTATCAACTGTACGAGCTAAAACTAATTGCGGTCCAAAAAATGGTACACTAGCTAATCCTACAGTAGTTATAGCTTCTTTATTATTTTCTACGAAGTTAGTTACCTTAGTAACAACTTCCTGGGCGTAAAAATCCTGACTCACCATTTCTTCCCCAATTTGAACTTTGACATCATCAGTATACCGGTAAGCCCATCCATTATTAAATACGTTTGGAATACCGTAAAAGTTCGCTATTTCAAAATCATCCCCTGCACTCCACCATACTGTAACACGACAATCTTCATTTGACGTTAAACACAAATGTCCTGAATTATAATCGCCTTTATCACGCCATGTGTAATTGCGATTCGAGTCTTCATCACCCACTAAAGACCATGTATTTTCGGTGTCATATGGCACTTCTACAGTCATCGTAGGATTTACTGTGGGGATAATAATATCAGTTGTAAAATTAGCTCCACAAATGGGATATACTAATTGAGATGAGTCATATATACTTTGATTACCAATTCGCCTAACACCTGAATGAGGTATTAACGATACATATATTGGTGCTGATCCACTCTCAACTACAATAGTATACCGCATACGTCCTCGCCACACGCGAAACATGTCCATTATATTAACCGCTGTCGTTTGTGCTAAAGTCGGCACAAAAATCGAATTAGCATTACGCACTGGAGAACCGACACCCAAAACAGTCATTTGCCTATTGGGAGGTTTTAATGGGATAAAAAAACCTCCATTTTTACGTACTAGGACTGATTGGTTCCAAATTAATAATGTGGGTCGTCTTAATAAGTCTTTAAAATTCATTTGACCATCTGTTGTCACATGTACTAAAGCCGACTTACCCTCCTGGAAATTATCTGTAGGATCCTGATCTTCCTTTTGACCATTATCCATTTGAACAGTAGGATATAAAATCCTCTTAGCTTTCCTTTCATTCCATTTATTTGTGTCTGCTATAGGTATATCATAATGGTCAGCTAAATAAGTATAAGCTGGTTGATTCCTTTTCTTAATTTTCCCATCTTCACTATACTCTTGCACTGTTTCCGGAACTGTTATAACCTTATTCTGATATAATACGGGTGTATACCCCGACGCTGGAAACTCATTCATGTTAACTATACCTTTAGTTGGTACATTACAACAGCCCTTTAGGCCATGAAATGTAAAGTTGTTGCCTGCTCGCATAAATACCAATACGTCAATACTCTGTGGGGCACTCTGAGCTGGACGTAATTCATTTAATACCCTAACCTTTACTCTGGTATTTGAGATTGGAGCTATAGACAATGCATTTTGTTTTATGACATCAGATGTACCAATTTGTTCATAGGGATTATAATAACCCATGGTAGTCCTTCGCATAATAGTATCATATATATAGGGAACCCTAAAAGTAACAGATTTTTGCTCTCCCAAATGAAAATTTTTCACATAAGTAGAACTTGATTCACAAATATCTTGGGCTGTTGACGTCCGGCCAAACTCAGCTGAAATTTGCACTGTTCCAGTATGAAACATATTTGACACAAAATCAAATCGTAATTCTATTGTACCATTCCAAAAAGCAAAACCTGAACTCGCGTATTCTAACGGTGTAGGTTCACCACTAAAATCCGAGGTATATGAACGACTCGTTGGATCTATTGTCATGGATATTAGTTCTGTATCAACAGCGTTTGTATTACTCCACTTAAACGTCTTATACACTCCCCATATTTGTGCTAACTCGACAAAATTTTTTGGTTCATCAGTAGGACACAAAATACCCTGATAATTTGTCAAAGTATGAGGGTTAACTACTAATGGGTTAACATCTCCTATTCCTTTCCCTGTGGGGAAATTTAAACGAGGACGGGGTATTACAATAGTTCCGTTAAAAACACCAGGTTTATCTTGATTTGGTGTTTTACCTAACTGGTCAAAAGCTCTCTCCGCTCCTATTAATACTTCCTTTAACGCTCTGGTAGTTGGAGCACTAATTACATTCTCTACCCCAAACATTTGAGCTTTAACTCTATAAGACATACCAGCAAAACTTATCTTCTTAAAACGGTAGTATGCTCGCAACGCTATCTCGGAAGTACCACTAGGCCCTGTCTGTAATGGACTAAGTACTTGTATAGCTACCGTCGCATACTTACTAGGGCGCACACCACTCGTATTTGCCGCATTACTAACCAATCTAACATAAGGTCTATGGTACCGAAACGGAATACTCAATAAACCTTCATTATTTGTCGCTAAATCAATAATAACGTGGTTCCTAGCTAATGCACTTTGATAACCATTACACAACTCATCAGCCTGATAGGTATCATATTTACTCGAAACTATAATTTTACCACAACAAAACTTATTAGCATTGGCTACAATACGCATCTCCATATCCATCCTTCCATAAATGAAATTTTCAAATGGATTCAAATTTGGAGCGCACTTAGTATCCGTATACAAAACCTCTGGTAAATAATATGTAGCAATACCTGTTCCTATAAGAGCTGATGTAGATACAATAACAGGTTTTAATGGCATCCACCTACCAGTCAAAGCCTCAAACGAATGGACTGGTTCACTACTAGCTACATCCCCAACATTATCCAAAGACAATAAAGGTTCTGAAATAGCTTGGTCTTGGTCCCTAGTAATAATCGTGTTCTGCTGCTTATCACTCGATTGGGTGGGTTCTCCTTGCTCAGTTTCATCTTCAATTTGAACTCTAGGATACATCTCATAATTCTGAATACATTCTAGCGAATTATCAGATATAATAGTCCAAAAATGATATAAAATTTTCCAAGCAATAAAATTCTCTGCTTCCCATTTCGAAAATGCCTTGTGCATACTCGTAACCGTTACAAGTCCCTCACCTGTGGTCCATTGTACCCTTCGGGTAACGGTGTAGTATCCACTGGTGGGGTTATTCCCATCTCTAGGTCGGTGTTTACAGTTGTACGACGTGAACTCATACTGAGAAGTACACAACCAAGAGTTAAACACACTGGTATAATTAACACACGGATCATACTCCTTACAGGCCTCGGAAGCGAGTAATACCACCTTCTCATGTAAGAACTTATGGCACGTAATCTTGTCATGAAATCTACTTGACTGTTTTCGGGAAAAATATCCACTTCCTCCCAAACATTCCGGGACAATAGTGGTTGATTTAATTCCACCAACTCCACCGTCGTCGTGTACGTTGAACTCATGATCTAACATACCGTATTCTTAATAATACCTTAACAGTGATTACAAATATAATAGCTAATACAATAACCTTTAATTTAATTGCCTAAATACTTAAATCTGCTAATCAAAACACTCAATAAATGAAATATAATAGTTTAATAATTATTATAACTCGTTAATATTTTGTTTAAACTCGGTTTTACCTGTTACGTTTGCCCAGGTCCAATTATACTATAAAATATAAGTTGGAAATAAATTTGTTTAGATTTCAAATCCTTGCGCTGTAAATAATAAC